CAACATCCGGCGACCCAATTATTGGTTATGGTTCAGATGGTGTTGATGCTATTAAAGCATATAGAACAGCAATGAACGTATCTAGCTCATATGGTTTCTTAGACTCAGGTTTCAAGTACCAATATGACCGTTACAATGACGTTTACCGTTATGTTCCATTAAATGGTGATATTGCTGGTCTTGCAGCTAGAACTGACTTCACAAACGATCCATGGTTCTCACCAGCCGGTTTGAACAGAGGTCAAATCAAGAATGTTGTTAAGCTAGCATTCAATCCAGGCAAAACAGAAAGAGATAACCTATACCAAGCTGGTGTTAACCCAGTTGTTAACTTCCCTGGCCAGGGTGTAGTTCTATTTGGTGACAAGACTCTTCTTGCTAAACCATCTGCTTTCGACAGAATTAACGTTCGTAGATTGTTTATTGTTCTAGAAAAAGCAATTGCTACTGCTGCTAAGTACCAACTGTTTGAATTCAATGATACATTCACAAGAGCTCAATTCAAGAACCTAGTAGAACCATTCTTGAGAGATGTTCAAGGTAGAAGAGGTCTGACAGACTTCAGAGTTGTTTGTGACGAAAGAAACAACACTGGTGAAGTTATAGACAGAAATGAATTTGTTGCTGATATCTACCTTAAGCCAGCAAGAAGCATCAACTATATCTACTTGAATTTCATCGCAACTCGAACAGGAATTTCGTTCGAGGAAGTTGGCGCTTAATATAAATAAGATATAGGAGAAATTAAAGTGGCAAATTTATCAGATTTTAAAGCGCATCTTATTGGTGGTGGTGCAAGAGCAAATCAATTTAGAGTTGAGCTAGCGTTTCCTAACTTCGTAGGTTTCGGCGTAGTTGCTGGGCAACGAGCTCAATTCCTTTGTAATGCTGCACAACTACCAGGCTCAGTTGTTGCTGAAATTCCTGTTCCGTATAGAGGTCGTACTCTGTACGTAGCAGGTGAAAGAGAATTCGCTCCATGGAACATCTCAATCATCAATGATACTTCATTTGGTATCAGAAATGCTCTTGAGTTATGGTCTAATGGAATTCAAAACCTAACTACAACGGATGGTAGAACTAACCCAACCGATTATCAAGTTGACTTGTCAGTTCATCACCTTGATAGAAGCGGGGCAATCATCAAAACTTACAAGTTTGTTGATGCTTGGCCGACAGAAATTGGACCAATCCAATTGTCTTATGAACAATCAGGAACACTTGAGACGTTTGATGTGACATTTAGATACAATTTCTGGACTTCAAATACAGCTGAATCCGAAGACCTTGGAATCAACGTATCTATTGATACACCAATTGGAAGCTTCCCAGTTTAATAGGATTATATTTTGATAGTATTTGGTTTTGAAATAACACGTTCGAAAAAGCCAGAGGAGATTCAATCAGTAGTAAATCCTGACCAACAGGATGGTTCTGCTATTGTTGACTCCTCTGTTACTGCTGGTGGTTTTCTTGGTCATACACTTGATTTAGATACAGTTTTAAAAAATGAATATGAATTGATTAAGCGTTATCGCTCAATTTCAATGTATTCAGATTGTGATACTGCCGTTGATGAAATCGTTAATGAAATGATTGTTGATACGGGCGACAGTAAATTAGTAGAACTTAATCTTGAAGACACAAAGCTTTCAGACGCTATTAAAACAAAATTCAATACAGAATTCAAAACAATTCTTAAGCTATTAAAGTTTAATACTAATGCTTATGATTTGGTTAGGGATTGGTATGTTGATGGTAGATTATATCATTTCATAATTCTTGATGACAAAAATATAAAGAATGGTATTCAAGAACTGCGATTCATTGACCCAAGAAAAATTAAAAAGGTCAAACATGTCCATAAGAAAAAGAACAACAAAGGTATCGATATCGTTGTAGATGTTGATGAATATTTCGTCTATAACGACAAGGGTATTATTGACAGTTCATCAAATACTGGCGTAAAATTAAGCAAAGACTCGGTGATATTCACACCATCTGGTATCGTTGATAAGAATACTGGTATGGTTCTTAGTTTCCTACATAAGGCAATCAAGCCAGTAAACCAACTTAAATACATGGAAGACGCGACGGTAATTTACAGAGTTACCAGAGCTCCTGAAAGACGAGTATTCTACATTGATGTAGGTTCGTTGCCTAAACTTAAGGCTGAACAATACGTTAATGACATGATGGCGAAGTATAAAAATAAAATTGTTTACGATGCAAGTAGTGGTGAAGTAAAAGACGATCGTAAACATATGTCTGTTCTTGATGACTTCTGGATGCCAAGAAGAGAAGGTGGTAAGGGTACTGAAATTTCTACTCTTGCTGGCGGAGCAAATCTTGGTGAAATTTCCGATGTTGAATACTTCCAGAAGAAATTATACACTGCACTGAATGTTCCGTTATCAAGATTACAATCAAACCCAGGTGGTGGATTGTTTGATATGGGTAGGTCTTCGGCAATCTCAAGAGATGAAGTGAAATTTGCTAAGTTTATTGATAGACTTAGAGCTAAATTCTCTAAACTGTTCCTCGATGCTCTTCGCATTCAGTTAATCACAAAGGGAATCATCAGTGCTGACGATTGGGAAGAACTTCAGGACTTAATCAAATTTGACTTCAAAAAAGACAACTTATATTCCGAAATCAAGGATAATGATTTATGGAATCAAAGGTTTGCTGCTGTTCAAATGATTGACCCATTTAATGGAAAATATGTCGACTCAGAATGGATTAGTAGAAACATTCTAAGGCTGTCAGACGAAGACATAAAAGACATGAACTCAAGAATGTTGAAACAAAGACCAGATCAATTAGATTACGCTGCTCATCAAGGTGAGATGGAGACGGCAAAACAAGGAGATAAGGATGAGTAATACTAGAGATTTAGTTGACGCAATTCTAAGCGGAAACACTCTTGATGCTATGAATGCATTTGAAGAGGTTATTGGAAATAAAGCAGCTGAAGGTATAGATTCACTGAAGGCTGATGTTACAGCTGACATGTTCCAAACAGAAGAACACACAGATGAACAGCTTGAATCTATCAAAGAAGAATTGATTGCTGAGCTTTCAGGTGGAACTTTGGTTAATTATATTAAGAAGGCAAGTACTTCTGCTGCTCACTCCGCACATGTTTCAGGTAGAGTAGGTAAGAAGTCAGAACCTGGTGAATACCATGAAAAAATTCGCAATAAGAGACTTAATGGTATTAAAAAGGCTGCAGATAAACTAGCAAAGGAACAGGCAGAGCAAGTATATCAAGCTATTGAAGATGTTGAAATAGAACAAATTGCTGAAGAGCTGATTCAAGAAATTGGAAAAGGTACATTGGCTTCTTATATCAAAAAAGCATCAGGTAATGCTGCAGCCAATGCTGAATTATCAAATAACTTAATGCACTTGTCTCATCGTGAGAGAGAAGCTGGTTTAAAGAACTCATCTGAGAAAAAAGCAAAAGCCGCTCAAGCAAAATCAAATATTGCATTTAAGAGATTAGATGGAATTAAAAAGGCTGTAGATAAGCTAGCAAAGGAACAGGCTGAACAAGTTCTAGCAATAATGGAAGAGCTTAATGCAGATTAAAAAGCTTATTGACTCTATTATCAGTGGAAACACTCTTGAATCAATGAATCTTTTTGAAGATTTAATTAATGAAAGAGTTTCCGTTTCTGTTACCGAATTAAAAGAGCAAGTATCAAATAATATTGTTAACATTGACGAAATTTCTAAAGAAGTTATTTCTGCTTATACTATAAGAGCTTATAAAGATTACAAAAACAGTGATAAGGCTATCAATAAATCAACTAATGATAATGAAATAAAGAAGCATATTGAACGCAAGAAAAAGAGAATTGATGGTATCAACAAGGCCTTTAACAAAATAAATAAAGACGATGATTAAGTATTCAGACCTTAAACAAAGAATTTTCAAAGAAGAAATCGAAGAAGATTTAGTCTATTCGGATATTATTGACATCAATGAGGATGATTTAGCGTCGTCTATAAAAGAGAATCATAATATTGATAAACTAACAAATACTATCATTGATAATTATAAAGCAATTATCGAATCTAATAGTTTTTACATTGACCCAGTGGTCCAAGAATTTACTGTTATAGATTCTAACGGGAAGTACAGATACACTTTAGCTGACGGTAAAGTTGTTGCTATATCAGAAGAAACACAAGAATTGTTATCTAATTTATTAGCAAACAAACCTGATATTGTTAACTACATGCAAGAGTCTGTCGATAATTTCATGGAAATATTAAGAAAGATTTAACATGTCAAAAGCAATTTTAAGAAACACAGAAACTTTTGCAGCTGTAAAAATTTGGGGTGCGGCAGCAGATGAAACTATTGATTTAGATACTGACCTTCTTGTTACTAACAGATTATTTAAAGATGGTGACACTCAAACTGTAAATATCATTTCTCTTACATGGTCAGGAGCTGAAGAATCATCTATCAAAATAACAAGAGACTCTACTGATATCATCACTCTTAATGGTCCAGACGCCAATGAATTGATTTTCGATAACATGGGTTTTAACGATAATGTTAATAATACTGATGACATTAGAGTTCAAATTACTGGCGATGCTTATTTGTATATATCCCTAAGAAAAGCCGGTGGATATTCTCAATCTTTTGAGCCAGAAATATTTGGACCAGCAGATGACCCAACAGAAGTAGGAAGCTAATATGAAACTGATAAGAGAATTAGTTGAAGAAACAGAAGTTCTTGTTGAAGAAGTGTCTGGTAAAAAGAACCTTTATATTAAAGGTATTATGCTCCAGTCTAACATCAAGAACAGAAATAGAAGAATGTATCCTGAGTCAGTAATGGACAAAGAAGTAAAGAGATATATTACTGAGTCTGTGGATAAAAATACAGCCTTTGGTGAACTGAATCACCCAAATTCGTTCACTATTAATCTGGATAAGGTTTCACATAGAATCGTGGAACTAACAAAAGAAGGTACTAATTGGGTAGGTAAGGCTCTCGTTCTAGATACACCAATGGGCAATATTGCCAAAGGTATCATGGAAGGAGGAGGTCGTTTAGGTGTTTCATCAAGAGCTCTTGGTTCTCTTAAGCTAAACAGCGAAGGTGTTAACATTGTTCAAAACGACTTTAGACTTGCTACTGCAGCCGACATTGTTGCTGACCCATCTGCCCCAGACGCTTTTGTCGATGGCATAATGGAAGGCAAAGAGTGGGTATTTGTTGATGGACATTATGTTGAAAGAGATATAGAAGAATCTAAGAATATAGTTAAGAGAGCTAATTCTAAACAACTTGATGAAATTCGCATCAGGTTATTCGAAGATTTTCTAGAAAAATTAAGATAAATAAATAATATAGGAGAATTAACAAATGCCACCAATTAACGAACAAATTAACGAATTGCTTAAAGATTCGAAAATCATCTCTGAAGAACTAGAAACTTCAGAAGACTTAGACAATAAAGAAACTAAGACAGACACTATTAAAGAAGATATCAGTGCTTTGTTCGAAGGTGAAGACGCATTGTCTGAAGAATTTAAAACTAAAGCAGGAGCGATTTTCGAATCTGCTGTGGTTACAAGAGTTAAGGCGGAAATTGAACGTCTTGAAGAATCTTATGACAAGAAATTAGAAGAGCATAAGGAAGAAGTAAAAGAAGGGTTAGTTGAACATGTTGATGGGTTTCTCAACTATGTAGTTGAGCAGTGGTTGAATGATAATGAAGTTGCCCTGGAAAGTGGTATTAAGCTAGAAATTAGCGAAAATCTGATTACTGGTTTGCACAAGTTGTTTGTAGAAAACAATATCCAAGTATCTGATGAAAAGGTTGACCTTGTATCAGAACTTGAAGAAAAGCTTTCTGAAACATCTGAAAAATTAGCTGAATCGGTAAAAACTAATATCGAGCTTATTAAGTCTATTAATGAAGGCAAAAGAGCTGCTCTAGTTGATTCTCTGTCTGAAGGTCTGACAGATGTTGATTCAGAAAAGTTCCGTTTGTTTGCTGAAGATTTATCATTTGATGATGAAGATTCATTCAGAGTTAAGCTGGAAAACATGAAGGAAACATTCTTCAATAAGAAACAACCAGCTACTAAGATTAATGAAGACGTAATTACAGATGACCCAATTTTAGAAGAAGTTGAAGAGAAAGAAACTAAGAAAGAACTTTCTCCAAACATGAGACTGTATGTTGAGACACTAGCCAAGGCTAATTCTTAATTATATAGAAATCTTTTAAAGTATAAATAATTATATAACCCAAAAGAGAAAGAATTATGGAAAATTTAACAGTTCAACAATTAGTTGAAAAATGGGCTCCAGTATTGGATGATTCAAACTCTCCAAAAATTACTGACAAGCACCGTAGAGAAGTTACTGCCGTTTGCTTGGAAAACCAAGAAAGAGAAGCAATCAAGGCTAATGGTGGTCAACCTCTTAATGAGGCAGCTCACGCTAACGCTGGTGGTGGTGGTTTAGCTCTTGGTGGTGCAGGTACCCTAACAGGTGCTACAGTTGCTGGTTATGACCCAGTGCTTATCAGCTTGGTTCGTAGAGCAATGCCACAAATGATTGCTTATGACCTTTGTGGTGTTCAACCTTTGACACAGCCTACAGGTCTTATCTTCGCGATGAAGGCTCGTTACGGTGGTCAATCAGGTAACGAAGCTTTGTTCAACGAAGCAGATTCAGACTTCTCAGGTAAGTCAACAGCTGAATCAGGTCGTACAGGTTCAGGTGCTCATGCAGGTACAGGTCCTTTCGATGACCCATACACATACGGTACAGGTATGACAACTGCTTCTGCAGAAGCTCTTGGTAGCTCAGGTGGTGGTACATTCAATGAAATGTCATTCACTATCGAACGTACTTCAGTTACAGCGCAAACACGTGCATTGAAAGCTGAATACACAATCGAATTGGCACAAGACTTGCAATCAGTTCATGGTCTTTCAGCTGAAGGCGAATTGAGCAAGATTCTTTCAACAGAAATTCTTAGCGAAATGAACCGTGAAGTTATTCGTAACATTTACGTTTCAGCTAAAGCAGGTGCTCAAAACAACACAGCAACAGCTGGTACATTCGACCTTGATGTAGATTCAAATGGTCGTTGGTCAGTTGAAAAGTTCAAGGGTCTGATGTTCCAAATCGAAAGAGATGCGAACGTTGTTGCTCAAAGAACACGTAGAGGTAAGGCTAACTTCCTTCTTTGCTCATCAGATGTAGCTTCGGCTCTTATGATGGCAGGTATTCTGGACTACAATCCAGCTCTGCAAAACAACCTTTCTGTAGACGAAGCAAACTCAACATTTGCTGGTGTTCTTAAGAATGGTATGAAGGTTTATGTTGACCCATACGCTTCAAACTACGGTGCTAACCAATTCGTATTGGTAGGTTATAAAGGTCCTTCTGCATGGGATGCTGGTATGTACTACTGCCCATATATTCCATTGCAAATGTACAAAACAACTGACCCAGATACGTTCCAACCAAAGATTGCATACAAGACAAGATATGGTATGGTAGCCAACCCATTCACGTCGCTTGATGCAGCTGGTAACGGTCTAGCAGCAGGTAATAACTACTACTACAGCAAGTTCAGAGTAACGAACCTTCTGTAATTAGAAGTTTAGCAGTACAAAGAAAGGAGACTTCGGTCTCCTTTTTCATTTTTCTTCCACAGAATAGAATTTATAGGAACAATTAGCTGGAATTTCATAATTAAAATGAGTAAGATTTATAAGTTCTTTCTCAAACAAGAACAATTGTTTCCCTTGATGAGAAATGAAATATCCATTAATTTTAAGTTTCCAATGTTTTTGTCTTTTTAAAGGATTTAAAACACCAAACTTTTTTAAGGAATATAACCTTTTATCGATAGAATTCCAAAAATAACCAGGATATTTTCTTATAGCGATAAATTCACGTGGCAAGGTAACCATTATATGGACACACTCCATCTATTTTGTACTTTAAATTCAATAACTAAATATAATTAACTTACATTTTATAACTCTTTCAATTAAAAGTAAACATTATGTCTAAATTTATTTGTCCTTGGCCAGAAAAGATTAATCCATTATCTCCTAATGGGTTTCAATTAATTATTGATAAGCTGCCGGGAGTGGTATTCTTTTCACAGTCAGGTAACGTTCCTGGTGTGTCTATGCAAGAATCTATACAAGCAACTCCATTCGTTGATGTATCTATTCCAGCTGAAAAACTAACATTTGAAATTCTTACGGTTGAATTTCTTGTTGATGAAAGCATGGAGAATTATAAGTCCGTTTTTAAATGGATGCAAGGTTTAACATTCCCAGATAATAATGAGCAATGGAATCAATTCGTTGACGGCGTTTCAGTTCCACAAAATCAACCAAATTCTTCTGATTTACTAAAGATGCATTCAGATGCTAAACTAATAGTATATGGAAATAATAACACTCATATCCAAACAATTAGTTTCAAGGATGTCTATCCATTAGCTCTATCCGGAATTACATTCACTAATTCTTCTGTTGATGTTGAATATCTACGAGCAACGGTTGAATTGAAATACACATCATTTGATTTTGAAGACCTTGAATAATATGACAACTGGTGCAGCACCTACATTTATTGATAATCTATTATCAGAATGGGAAAAAGACTCAGTAATTGACGACGACCATCTTGATAAGTCAGCAATTAAAACATCATCTCTACATTCTAAGTATCTTGGGTATTTGATAAGCAATAAGTCAAAGATTAGTAAGGTTAACTTTGACATGAAACTGCTTCGCGCCAAGAAGATTAAATACTATAAAGGAGAGATGACAAAAGAAGAATTGATTGAAGCTGGTTGGACACAATGGCAAGGCGTAAAACCAATCAAATCTGAAATGGAAGAACTCCTCCAAGGAGATATGGATATAGCAAGACTCCAATCAAGAATTGAATACTATGAATCAATTGGAATTCTCCTAGACTCCATCATGAATCAACTAAAGTCCAGAGACTGGCAAATACGCAATGCTATAAACTGGAAGCAATTTATCGCCGGTAATTAATGCTAAAAATAGAGTTTTTAAACAATACATATCTTAGAGCTTATTCAGACGACCGCGGATTAGAACAAGACATCTGTGAATATTTCACGTTTGAAGTTCCTGGAGCCAGATGGATGCCTTTGTATAAGGCAGGTATCTGGGACGGTAAAGTTCGGATGTATGACCCAAATAGAAAAACTCTATATACCGGTTTATGCGATCTGTTAGTGAGTTATTGTGAAAAAAGTGATATACCATATACCTCAGATTTTTCACTCCAGGATGGTGAAAAAGTTGATGAAAACATCATAAAAAGTTACATAAAATCACTAAAACTCGCATCAAAAGGTGAACTTTTAGAAGTCCGGGATTATCAAATAGATTCTATCATAAAAGCAATTAATGATAGAAGATTAGTTCTTTTGAGTCCTACATCATCAGGTAAATCATGTATGTTATACGTGATAACTCGTTGGATGCTTGACCATAAGAGACCAATCCTTCTTCTTGTTCCTACTACAGGTTTGGTTGAACAGATGTTCTCAGACTTTGAGGATTATTCGTCAATTAACGGCTGGGATGTACAGAAGAATGTTCAGAAGATTTATTCTGGTTTCTCAAAGGATGATACCCATCCATGTAAGATATCAACTTGGCAATCTATCTATAAGTTCGATGCTAGATACTTTAAGAATTTCCAAGTAGTTCTTGGAGATGAGTGCCATTTATATAAAGCAAAATCTCTTTCTGGTATTCTTGAAAAATGTGTCAATGCTCCTTATAGAATTGGTATGTCAGGAACTATTGATAAAAAGAACATTGATAGACTAACATTAACAGGTTTGTTCGGTCCAATCCATCAGGTAATAACAACAAAAAACCTGATGGACACTGGATACGTCACTAAACTAAAGATTAAATCCATTCTTTTGAAATATCCAAAAGAAGAATGTAAATTAGTCAAAGGTCTTAAGTGGCAAGATGAGCTAAAATATCTTTGTTACAACACTAGAAGAAATAAATTCATCTCTAACTTGGCTGTCAATACCAAAGGAAACACACTTATCCTGTTTCAATATATAGAACATGGTAAGACTCTTTACGATATGATATCAGAAAAAACTGATAGACCTATATTTTATATTGCAGGTTCTGTTTCTCCTGCGGAGCGCGAGCGAATTCGTATTGAATTGAATGACCATAAAGATGCAATTATTATTGCTTCTGTTCAGACTACTTCAACAGGTGTAAATATCCCTGCTCTTGATAATGTCATATTTGCATCACCTACTAAATCAGTATATCGAGTATTGCAATCTATAGGTAGAGTATTAAGACTTAAAGATGGCAAGATTGTAGCAAACCTGTATGATATAGGAGATAAATTATCTACAGGTAAGAAACCTAATATCACGTTATCTCATTTTGTAGAACGTATAAAGATATATGTTACTGAGAAGTTTGAATACAAGATTATTGAAGTTGACTTTAAGTAGTCCCTATATCTACTCCGTGCTACCAACAGAGTTTCATTATAACCATTTTTGGAATTAAAGTAAAATTTTTATGAGACAATTGAACCTATTTTCAGACCGACCACAAACAGAAATTATTTTTGACAAAATCATAGATGCTGTAGTAACAGGTACCTCCGGTAATACGTATTGTGTAGTATGTCCTAATTTTACACAAATACATTATGTGTTCGATAAAATAATCAATCATTTACCATTCACAGGGAAGCAAATATTAAGAGTTACTAGATATTCTGGATTTATTGAAACAGTCGATGGAATCAAGATTAAATTTATTTCGTTGAACGGAGGATTTAATAGAATTCGTGGATTCAGATTTGACTCAGTATTTCTATATGACGAATACAACTTAAAACTAAATTTTGATTATCAGGAATTCATTGGAATATTAGCCGCGTGTACACGGAAGATCGTTACATAGAAGATAAATTGTACATTATATGGAATGATTATGTATAATAATTAAATAGTTAATAAGGTAGCAAATGGCAAGAACATCAAAGAATTACGTCAATAATAAATCATTCTACGAAGCATTAGTAAAAAGAAAAGAACTAATAGATAAAGCTGTAGCCGAAGGAAAAGAACCTCCGGAAATAGACAAATACATCTGTGAATGTATTATGCATATCTGTAACAGACTTATCTATAGACCAAACTTCATCAATTATTCCTACAAAGATGAAATGGTCAGTGAAGCTATATTTTCCTGTATAGTTAACGTTGATAAGTACAATATCGAGTTTACAAATCCTTTTGCTTATTTTACCCAATGTGCCTGGAATGCCTACATTGGTAGAATTAAACAAGAGAAAAATCAAACAAAAATCAAAGCAGCACTATTTCAATCGGTGTCAACAGAATTTCTGGATATTCAAGACCACGATGCAGACGAGAACTTCGACAATGGTTATGTTGAGTTTATGAAAAATAATGCTTACATGGATATTGATTTGACACCAGCTCCAAAGAAAGAAAAGAAGAAAAAGGAAGAAGATGTATCTTCTCCTCTTGAAGAATATAACTCATTGAAAATTGGTAAGATTTAATGAAAATAGCAATAGTTGGAGATACTCATTGGGGTGCTAGAAATTCGTCCAAAATTTTCAATGATTATTTCATTAAATGCTGGGACGAGTTTTATATTCCAGAATTTCAGAAACATGGAATAAAACATATCGTTCAACTTGGTGACCTATTTGATATTAGAAAATATACAGCTAATTATATCCTAAAAGAAGTTAAAGATAAACACTTTAATAAGATAAGGGATTTAGGATTTGAATATCATACTTTAGCTGGTAACCACGACTTATATTGGAGAGAATCTCTTGAGGTTGTTACTCAAGAATTGGTTTTGAATGAATACAATAACGTTTTCGTTTATACCAAACCAGATACAATCAATATTGGTGGTACAACAATAGATATTATCCCCTGGATTTGTAAGGAAAATTCTTCAGTTGTATTTGACTTCATCAAGAATTCTAAGTCAGACCTTTGTGTTGGTCACTTTGAGTTTGCTGGTTTTGCTATGTATAGAGGACAGGAAGCTAACGACGGTATAGATAATAAACCATTTGAAAAGTATGAATTGGTTATGTCTGGTCATTACCACACTAAGTCTAGAAAAGATAATATCGTTTACGTTGGTACTCCTTATGAAATGACTTGGCAAGACTTTGCTGATGATAAGGGATATCATATATTCGATACTGAAACAAGAGAACTTACATTCTACAGAAATCCTCATACGATGTTTTCTAGATTTGAGTATGATGAGAAGAATGTGGAAAATGTGGACTTCGACCAGTTTACTGGTAAGTATGTTCGACTTGTCATCGTAAAGAAAACTGACTTGTATAACTTTGATATTTTCATGCAGAAAGTCTACGCTGCAAATCCGATTGAAGTTAAAATCATCGAAGATTTATCAGATTTACAAAATGGTACAATTGATGATAATATTAACCTAGAAGATACCAGTACAATTTTAGCGAATTATATCGATAATCTTGATATCACAACAAACAAAGATAGTTTAAAGGCATATATGCGTGTCTTATACAATGAGGCAGTGAACCAACAAGTATGATAATTTTTGAAACTATTAGATACAAAAACTTCATGTCAGTTGGGAATTCTGGCATTGAATTTGATTTTAATAAAGCAAAATCCAATCTGATTATTGGTAAGAATGGTTCATCAAAAAGTTCTGTTCTTGATGCTATCTGTTTTTCTCTATTCGGTAAAGCTCATAGAAACATCAATAAATCCCAACTTATAAATTCAGTTAATGGTAAGGGATGTCTTGTTGAGATTGAATTCAGTATAGGTTCTGTAAAGTATAAAATCGTCAGAGGTATGAAACCGAATATCTTTGAGATTTATCAAAACGGAAACTTGATGAACAAGAGTTCTGATGTTCGAGACTATCAAAAAATTCTTGAACAACAGATTCTGAAGCTTAATTATAAGACATTTACTCAAGTAGTCATTCTTGGTTCTGCTTCGTTCACACCATTTATGCAGTTGTCTCCAGGTGGCCGCAGAGAGGTTATTGAGGATATCCTAGATATCGGTGTTTTTTCTATCATGAGCACCCTGAATAAGGATAGGTCTAATCAGACAAAAGAAGAATTGATGAAGGTTGAGTCAGACCTTAAGACGACTCTAACTCTTCTTGAAACTCAGAAGAAAATCATCAAAAACTTGACAGAGCTTCATCAAAATCAAGTAGATGATATCAATAACAAAATATCAGGCCAGACGAATGATTTGTTAGAGTTGTCAGAAAAATTGACAGTAACTTCTAACGAGCTGCTTGAACTTCAGAATTCCATATCTGATTCAAACATTACTTCAAGACTTATTGAGGAGTGTCGTAAGGAACTATATAAGAGAGAGAATGCTCAGTCAACTCTTCAAGAAAAAATTGAATTCTTTGATATTAATTCTAAATGCGATTCATGCGACCAAGATATTCCTCATGAACATAAGAGTTCAGTTACTAAGTCTATTAAAGAATCCATTTCAAAGATAACAAAAGAATCCAATAAGATATCAACTAAGTTATCTGAACTTGAAACGAGAAACAATGAGATAGCCAATGTTACACGTCAGATTCAAGCTAAGAATATTGCTATCGGTTCCATAAACAGCTCAATCGATTCTATCAATTCTAATATCCGAGTTCTTAAGGAAGACCTTAACAAACTAGCTAATAGAACAGATTCTATTGAAGAGGAAAAATTAAAGAAAAAAGAACTTGCTCAGAATGGCATGGAACTGACGAACAGAAAGACTAGTTTAATCGAACAACAACAATTAGAAGTTATTGCTCAAACCCTACTGAAAGATAATGGAATCAAGACGTCTATTATTCGTGAATATCTACCAATCATGAATATGACTATTAACAAGTATCTCGAGCTGATGGACTTCTTTGTTAAGTTTGAGCTTGATGAGTCGTTCAATGAGACAATCAAGTCTAGATATAGAGACGAGTTTACTTATGCTTCCTTCTCAGAAGGAGAAAAACAAAAAATTGATATTTCTCTTCTGTTTGCCTGGAGACATATTGCTAAGCTTAAGAATTCAGTGAACACTAATATTCTGTTCTTGGACGAAGTTCTGAATTCAAACCTGGACTCTGGTAGCGTTGAACTTCTTCTGAACATGCTAGATGAAATGAAGCATGATTCTAATATATTTGTTATTACTCATAATACTGAGAATATCATTGACAGATTTGATAGAGTGATTAAGTTTGAGAAGGTTGGAAACTTCTCAACAATGACGGAGTTTTAATTGCGAATTATTGATTTTAGCTACGGGCCTGGTCTAGGTCCAAAATCCTTAGGCGGGTACTATGACCCAAGAATGAAGCATTTATATATTTCTATCGAGGTCAATGGGAAACTTGTGAACTACAATAGGACGTTTTCTTCTGAAATCCCATACAAATATTGTATTGAAGATGCTAAATCTCAATTAGGAAAACTTATAATGGACAGTTTACTTTAACATAGAAAAATTATATAATGAATCATTATTGGTGAGGACTATATTATGATTAAGAATAAAAACTCAAAAGACATTCTAGCTAAGATTTTGTCTGAGGAAGATATTGTTGTTATCAGAACTCAGGCAGAAACAGCTTCTTTCGACATTGTAAAACGTATCATGACTCTACCGATTTTCAAATCGAAAATGTCTGATACCGTTGAAACTTTGTTCATTGCTCACGAAGCAGCCCACGCAAAATACACAATAGTTGAAAGCATGGAAGATTGTGAAAGAATCTTCCGCAGCCTCGACTTCTCAATCTTGAACATCATCGAAGATAATCGTATCGAGCGAATGATGAAAGAGAAATATCCAGGATTAAAGCCAACCTTTCATGCTGGATATCAAGAGCTAGTTCAAAAAGAATTCTTTGGCAAGCCATCGAAATTTAATAAGTTACCATTCATCGATAGAGTAAACGTTTATTCTAAAGTAGGTATTTCGTCCGGTATCACGTTTTCTCCGGAAGAACAAGCTCTATTCGATAGAATCAATAGCACTACTACGTTTGATGAATGTCAAGAACTTGTTGCTGAAGCAAAGGCTATGACTAAATCTAGTCTTGGCAAAAATATCAATGACATTCTAGGAAAGATTCTGGATAATAATGAAAAGAAACACATCCAGGATAAAATTTCCAATCCAAAGAAAATCTCCAGCTCCGATGAGGATGCTGACGCCAGCCTCGATGGTGGCACTGACATCGATTATGACCATGCTAATATTTCATCAGATGATAAAGAAACAAGTGATAATGAAAGTCAGTATTCTACTAATATCAAGTATGATGATTATTATTCAGAATCTGATGTAGAAGACATCATTTCTAAGAAACTGACAATTCAGAAATTCAATGAAAAATTACATGAATTTATTGATTCAGATACAACTGCCATCAATTATTCAACAGAATACACCAGAAATATATTCGGTAATAATTTTGTTTCTGTTGATAAATTTATTTCTGGTATGAAGAGTAACGGAATCTATTTAAGAGATTCAGAATCTGTATTACCTGAATATCAGCAATTCCTTAAGGATTCTGAAAGTTATGTCAACAACATGATTAAAGAATTTGAGATGAGAAAGGCGGCTGATAGATATTCTCGGACTGCAGTATCAAAGTCTGGTGAATTGAGCATGAATAAGATTTATAAACATAAGATATCAACTAACATCTTCAAACAAATTGAAATTGTTAAGTCTGGTAAAAATCATGCCGTTATTATGTTGGTTGATTGGTCCGGTTCTATGGCCCATGTGATGCCCGACGTATTGAAACAAGTTGTTTACTTGTCTATGTTCTGTCGAAGAATGAATATTCCATATGAAGTAATAGCATTCACCGACAAGAACCATAATTCAAAGCTTAGCAGTGAAAAGGTTTCAGCTACTCCTGACGGTATTGAGTTACTTACATATTCAGTATGTCATATATCTATGTTTAGCAACAGAATGACAAAGTCTCAATTTGAAGATATGACGAGAATTTGCTTTATGTCATATAAGATGGTTGGAAATAACTCATCTCTTACTTATAGGCTTTCAGGAACTCCTTTGAACTCTTCTTTACTATCTATGAATGACTTCATTTATGAGTATAAGAAAAGAAACCAAATTGACAAAGTTTCATTTATTCTTCTAAGTGATGGTGATTCTGATGCTATATCATCTCTTCTTGATTCAAAATATGGCAAAAACGTAATTAATACAATTACAGACTCAATAACTAAAAATACATACGAACTTAAGAGTGATAATAATTTAGTTAGAAACTTGTTCCTTCAAATGATTAGGGACCGCAATAAGACAACTAATATTGTTTTTTACCTTAGTCAGGATGTTTATTCAAATTCTTCAGATAATGATTTTCGTAGAACTTTGAATAACTTCGAATGTGGAGGTGATGACATACAAAAGGCTCAGAAGGAATATAATCAGAACCTTTACTATACCACCAATAATAATAAATTCTTAGATAAACTAATTTATATGTACACTGATGTTCTCAAAGTTAATTTCAAAGAGAACATCAATGAAATTAACTTTAAGAAATCTATGGAAAAACGAAAAACATCAAAGATGATATTGGCCGAGGTTATTAAGTCAATAGCATAATAGTTTACAAAAATATAGATTTTGTATATAATGATAATTCGATTTTATATTATGTAGAGGATATATCGTGAAAAAAGAAGAAATTGAAAAAATTAATAGTGAGATTCTTTCAATGTTTCCAGAAATTCTAGAAACAAATGAGATTACTTCACGACAATTAAACGAATATTATATCAAGTCTGAGAGAAAGAAATTTCCTCGTTGGCTTCAACAAAATCGAATCCGTCGTGGTGTATATCAATTTAGTGATGTTGGTATCTCTATCGGTGGAAATAACATCAAAACTGTTGAATCCAAAGACTTGTCAGTTCCTCTGACAAACAACACTTTCGTTCCATTTGGTATTTATGCTGAAATGGATGTTATTATTTCCTCTGGAAAATTCTTTCCTGTTTTTGTGACTGGACCTACAGGAAACGGTAAGTCTACGACTGTTGAACAAATCTGCGCTAAACACAACAAGCCTATGATTCGGGTTAATCTCAACTCCAAGTCTGATGAAGAATCTCTTATTGGTTCGAAGACTTTGATTGACGGAAACGTCTATGTTGTTGAAGGCCCAGTTCTTATTGCTATGAAGAAAGGTTATATTCTTCTTCTAGATGAATTAGATGCCGCAAGCCCAAATGAAATTCTGTGCTTGCAAGGTATTCTTGAAGGTAAACCATACTACTTCAAGCTGACGAATGAATGGATTTATCCTACATCAGGATTTAACATCATCGCAACAGCAAATACTAAAGGTAAAGGTTCTTCTGATGGGCAATACATCGGTACAAATGTCCATAATGAAGCCTTTCTTGAGCGATTCGCTGTTACGTTGGAACAACCATATCCAGATGATGAAGTCGAAATGTCTATCCTCCTGAATATCATGAAGGAGCAAAAGTGTTATAATCTAAATTTTGCTACAACGTTGGTCAAGTGGGCAAAGGTTATTCGGAAAACGTTTGAAGAAGGTGGTATCGATGAGAATATTACTCCTCGTCGATTAATCCACATCGTTAATGCATACTCTATGTTCAAGGACGAACGTAAAGCCGTTGAAATGACTCTTAGTCGTTTTGATACTGAAACAAAGAAGGCATTCATTGATGTATTCAACAGCATTTTTGTTCAAAAGGTACCCAAACCAAAAAAAGAATAGCGGGTCTACCAGATAAAATTGAGGTAGACCCGGCTTTTACAGACCCATATAACTTATATGATGGGTCTCCCAGTATACTAGGTAAATTAGTGACAAAGGTACCTAATAATGCAGGAACTGATACTTTTTTATGGAATGAAGAGGTTAGGAAATTGTTAGAAAATTCTGGAGAAGTAGATTCTAATAATTATTCTATAAAGTATGACATAACAACAGACTCATGGCATGTCAAATCAAACAATTAAGGATAAATAACTTATTATGAAATTTAGTAAAGACACAATGGTAGTATTGGAAAACTTCAGCAGAATTAATCCAAATTTGCTACTAACAAAAGGTAACAATATCTCAACTTTATCAATTGAGGAAACTCTTCTTGGTCATGCCGAAATTAAGGAAACTATTCCTTCTGATTTTGGCATCTACGACCTAACAGAATTCCTTAGTGCTATGTCCCTTTTCAAGGACCCAGAAATTGAGTTCTATAAGGGATATGTTACCATTAGCGAGAATGACCAGGTTATCAAGTATTTTGGCGCAGAGCCAGAAATTCTTACCAAACCTAACATTAATGATGACAATGTTCCAACAATCAAGGATAATTTTCCAGAAGCATCAATTAATTTCTCATTGAGTCTTGATAATATCAATATGATTATAAAGACGTCTAATGTCCTTAAGGCACAAGACGTCCTTGTTCGAGGGGATGGTTCTTCAATCAAGGTTATCGTTGGAGACAAGAAGAACTCGTCAGCCAATAAGTTTGAATTTCCTGTTGGAAGCACAAAGGAAATTTTTAGTGCTTATTTTAAAATCAGCAATTTACGTCTGGTACCAGGGGATTATAATGTGTCTATCTCCAGCAATAAGGTATCGAAGTTCGTTAATGCTGCCGAAGTAACTAAATTGACATATTATGTTGGACTAGAATCGGACTCTGATTTTGAATAAGAATGAATTTTTGTGGGTACAAAAGTATCGACCAAGTAAGATTGATGATTGTATTCTCCCAGAAAGCCTGAAGAATACTTTCAAGGAATTCGTTGCTCAGGGCAGACTTCCTAACTTCATCTTTGCTGGTACTGCTGGATTAGGAAAGACTACTCTAGCTCTAGCATTATGTAATGAGGTTGGAGCTTCTACCATGTTTCTTAATGGTTCTGAAGAGTCTGGTATCGACGTCCTTCGCAGTAAGATTAAGACGTTTGCATCCGGTATTAGTTTAACTGGAGCAAAGAAGGTTATCATCATCGATGAGGGTGATTATCTTAACAGTCAATCTACCCAACCAGCATTACGTGGAGTGATGGAGGAGTTCTCAAGCAACTGTTCATTCATTATTACATGTAACTATAAGAATAAGATTATCGAACCTCTCCATTCGAGGTGCTCGGTGATTGACTTTAAGATTGAGCCAAAAGATAAGAAGGTAATTGCAGCTCAGTTTCTGAAGAGAACATTCTTTATTCTAGACACTGAAGGAATTAAGTACGACAAGAAGGTAGTTGCTGCATTGATTATGAAGCATTTTCCGGATTTTCGTCGAGTACTCAATGAATTACAAAGATACTCATCTTCCGGTGTAATTGATGAGGGTATTCTTGTAAACATCGGTGATGAAGTATACAACGAGATGTTTAAGCTATTGAAGGAAAAGAACTTCACCGGCGTAAGAAAATGGGTTGGTACAAATTCTGATATTGAATCAACCGACATTTTCCGTAAGCTGTATGATAAGTCAGCAGATATTATGTCAAAAGAATCTATCCCACAATTGGTTCTTATTCTTGCAGACTATCAATACAAAGCCGCTTTTGTTATGGACCATGAACTGAATACTATGGCTTGTTTGACTGAAGTGATGGGAACCTGTAAATTCAATGAGTGACCCATTTAAATTTCTACAAAGCATTAATGTAGACAAGACAGATTTATTAAAGGAAGACCCAAGCAACATTAAGGATTATAACTCGTTCCTTATTAATCGTGGTCTATCTTACTTTCATGATACTGTCTTATATGCAAATGAAATGAACGTGAATAACCATATTCCTTCTGATATGCAATATGGTTATCTACTAAATGTTATAAATAAAAGAAAGAGATTTTCAAAGTGGTATAAAGCGGTATCATCAGAAAATCTGGAATTGATTAAAAAAGTATATCAAGTCAATAGTGAAAAAGCTTTACAATACTTGAATTTATTGACTGATGAGCAAATAGATTTTTTGAAACAACAACAAAATGTGGGCGGGTTAAAATGACAACTTTGAATGTAATTTTTTATGATTGGACACCAGAATCTATGGTTGAAGTAATTCTCAATGAGCCAGATGATTTTTTGAAGATTAAAGAAACCCTTACAAGAATGGGTATCGCTTCAATGACATCAAAGGTTCTTTATCAAACTTGTAATATCTTACACAAGCAAGGTAAATATTTTATTGTTCATTTTAAGGAACTGTTTGCGTTAGATAATAAGGAAGCCACACTTACTGTTGCTGACATCGAAAGACGCAACACAATTATCAAGCTTCTTTCAGAATGGGGTCTTGTTCAAGTAGTAGACAAATCAAAGATTGAAAGGTCCGCGGCCGTTTCCTCAATCAAGATTATTCCATTTAAAGATAAGGCTAGCTGGGAACTTAAGTCTAAGTATACGATAGGACTAAAGAAGGCTGCATAATTAATACTTTTAATTACTATGTTTTAATACTTTATGCATAGTAAAATCATTGCTCAGATGATATATAATACTGTAGTACCAATATCAACAAGGAGAGCAATATGTGGACGAAACCTACAGCAACTGAAATGAGATTTGGCTTTGAAGTTACGATGTATGTGATGAATAAGTAATAGAAATCAAGGGAGATTAAGTTCTCCCTTATTCTTTTAAAATATTTTTCAAAAATATTCAGTTTTATCACTCGAAGTTTATAAATAAATTATATGAAAAACATTAGTAAAACCTTATCAATGCTAGCTTTCCTCTTTGAGGTTGAGACAGCACATGACATTCAAGTGTCAGATAAAGGTTCTCGTCCTGCGTTCTATACTAATAGAGGAATGGACTTAATGTAGAGGTTGTTAAAGTTTAAGCAGTGTTAATGACAACCTCTACTTAGTTAGAGGTTTTTTTTACTCTACTGTTTACTTTAATCTATAAACTGTTTATAATGACTCTATTGATTGAATTGTTGTAGAAATAAAAGTTAAAAAATTGTTTTACATTTAATTTTTATTAATATATAATTCATCTACTGTTTGAAAAGTTGTAAAGAAATAAGTTTTAAAAAATGTTTTACTTTTAATTCTTATTGATATATAATTATCAAATAGTTTAGCAGTAAACGCTCTTTGAAGTAACTGTTTGGCGACGCTTCTGCCGATACACAGTAAAAGTATAAAAATAGCGGGGTTCTGGATGAAAGATTAGGCAAACACCTAATCAAGTAAAATAGACAAGCTACTGATGTAGTAGCAATAGTAAAGGACACTATAAACGAAACCTATACCACTATACGCGTTGACCGCGCAGGTCCTGACGACATGGTGGATTTAAATCGTAAATAGACCCATTAATAAATTAGGTTAATTCAACGAATGAAACTGGGACAACCAAGACTGACTTGAATTAACGCTACCGAAAAAGCCGCTACGGATATGCAGTATAAAGTATCGCGTTATGTATGCACGAACATACCGGTGAGATTGCAATCTCGGTTGAGGTTACGACGTGGATAGGCTTAGTGTCCTTTACAGATAAAATTTGTTCACCTTGGTTATAAAACTAAGGGTATAACCAAGGTGAACTAAAGTTTTATCTAAGTTAGATTAATTTTATATAACGAGAGTTAAAGGCGTGAGCTAAATTGGTTATCTTCCAACCCTGACCATATAAACCACCGCCTGGTTGGAAGCCAGGAACTGCATCGAGATTCATACGAATCAAGCAGAAAATTAGTCTAACCCAGATAAAACTTTCGAATTTGGGTACTGGAGACTCGGCGCTAACCGACTATTCAGTATTTTAAGTAGTGTATAGGAAAGCACACTGAGTCCGGATTATACACTGAAGAATTTAGCGATTCAAAGTGTAGAAACGGAACGGAGGTTATGGTTCGAATCCATACTTATTAACCAAACTGATTTATGTGTCTATTCTTTTTATTCCCCTGGAATAGACACCTTTTATTCCTTAACTCTCTCCCCTGATTGAGTTTGAGAAATTGGGAGCATAATCTCAATAGGATAACCCTAGTGATAGGGCCAAAGCTGGAATGCCTACATACCAGCGCTAGTAATAGTCCATTTATGCAAGCCTGCTCAAATCCGCGAGGATTCCTTCACTAATAAGACTGGTGGAGGTAAGAATGACGCTGGTGTTGTGGAAAGAACTTTGGCTTACTGCCGGCTTTTGAAGCTGGACAAACAGTGTCAAAGGAAAGTAACAGGTGGTGCTGACTTCACAACAAAACCAACCAGTTAGTTTGTATGAGAAAGGGTAGTATATAGGTTCGAGATGTTGTAGTCTAGAGCTTATATGCAATATTAACGGTTACTGGATAATCCCAAAAAGATTAGACAGATATCGTGAAATATGACTGAGTAACCGACAGGTAAAAGGTATTCGGTGTGTTGCATTTTGTATTCCAAAAGAATATGAAACAACAGGAACAGCACATCGAGGTAGGTTCACATGTAGCTCATTTGGTAGAGCAACTCCATTTTAAGGAGTCGGCAGTTGGTTCAAATCCAACCATCGATTAAAAAGCAAAGTCTGTTCCGATATGGTATGAAAGACACCTAATACTCAGAACTTCGGTTAACTGAGTCTAATGATTCTCGCAAGGATGATTTAGTTTGTATTAGAAAGTTCGTAGAGCTGCCAACTCGAACTGCCCGCAAGGTAGACGGAAATGAAGATACAGAGTAATACCATATGTCAAGTCTATTGCATGACTTAAAACTGCGGTGTTGTTAGCGTACTAGAATACTCGCAAGAGGTCTAGTGGACGTCAAGAGAAAGTTACCTCGCAAGGGTAGCAATAATGCTTGAAGCGCTAACTCATAAGTGTAGTCTCAACCTTATGAACATTTAATTTAGAATTTATACGTCTCTATAGATTATATCTGTTAGGTTGTCTTCCGGTACAACTTATTCTTGAAAAAGAACAGAGAGCGTATAAGTTTTAATGCGTTAGCGGCAAAGTTGGAGAGTTGCGGCAGACTGTAAATCTGTTCCCTCTGGGTGAGTAGGTTCGAATCCTACCTAACGCACCAATCAATGAGGAAAATATTTATTATGCTTAAACAAAAAATTATACGTGATACAACACATAAGATTGGTGGAACAATTCATGGAGACACCTACATTTTATGTGCAAAATGTAATAATGAAGTAAGCACTAGAATTTCATATTTTGACCCTTATTTTAAGGGTGGTTCTCAGGTTCATATGGAATGTTTATCAGAACAAAGAAAAAATGAAATTAACTAACAATTCTGGAATAGTCTAAAAGATAGGATACCTCACTTTGTGGTG